TCAAACCTTGCATCATCCTCCAGAACCAGTGCAGTTTGATGTCCATTTTGGACAATAGATGTCCAAACTTCCCGATGGGAAGCACAACAACCTATCTCTCCAATGGACATGTTAGGCCTCTTCCTTGACCTCTTCAGGCTATTATTAACCACATGCCCTGGCTTATTGCCATCATTGGCAACATGCCACTGAGCAGGCTTACCATGAGCATCGGTAAGACCTTTCAGATGCTGAAGAAGTCTGTTCCTTCGCTGGCTGGCTTTCTTAAGGCTTATGAAATAGATTGCATCAACAGGCAACTTCACAGCTAATCCTCTCCGTGACAGAGAAGTCAATGCTGAAGAAGTAGGTCTCAAAGTTTCGCTCTGGTAGTCCGAAGTACTGATTGGCGATTGCTTTGGAGTTGTAGTCCGTACCGGCATAAGTAATACCTTTTGTTCTGTTGATGATGGAGGTAATGCCAAACTCGGCATTCTCAAAGGTTGAATTTGCGACTAACTTAAAATTGACTGTCCTGAGAAGGCTATTGGCCCTGCCTCCGGCTGGTGCTGCCTCTACTGAGGCTGACTCTCTGACCAGGAACAGCACAAGAGGATAGGTATCATTGACAGCACAATAGGTCTGACCATCCTTGCTCACATAATTGCCAGCACTACCCTCAACAATGCTCTCTACTGCCTCTCCATAGTTGAGCATGGCATTGCCCACAAATGTGCCTGCCAGATTTTGGCAAAGGTCTTTCAGTGCGCTCTCAACTGTGACTTTCGTAACTGTCATTTGCTCAAATATTGGGTAGCAAGTCTGTTGATGATCTGGAGTGATTGGTCAAGTTCCTTGTCTGACAGTTCAAAAATAGCACCAAATCGCTCCTCAAGGTAGCCAGCAATCTTGGCCTGCTCTGTTGATGTGAAGGTAACACCATAGGCGGTGTCAGAAATAGGTACAGGCCTCCAGCTTGCCCACATGTCTCCAGTCAATGTCAAGTCCATGTAAGCAACTTGCCTGCCTAATTTCTGCCTGTACTCTTTGTATGAGCTAAATGATGCCCTATCACCAAAGGCTTTTGCCTGCTTTTTGGTGGCTATATCTCCGAATTTCTTGCCTATTGGACTTGCCATGCTGATTGTGCGCCCGGAGTCATAAGGAGGAAGATCAGAGCCATCAGACTTTTCCCCATACTGCTGCACCCTATCTTGCACAGCAGGAGCAGCATAAAGTGCAGCAGCTCGCAGCACCTTGTCTGCTTTGCTGGCCTCCTTGAAGTTCTTGAGCTGCTGCCGAAGGAAGGCAGATGTGGAGTCATAGACTGGCATAAACTTTTTTCAAAAATATTTTTGCAGTTATTTTTCCTTTGCCTTTATTGCACTCACAAATCTAACCAATAATAACATGGAATTTCACAATGCATCAGTAAGAATCAGCGGTCAGGATATTTTTCTTGATATCAAAGTCAGAGACATTGAAGACATGCACCGGGCCTCTTTGATTGGAGGTAACTTTTCAATTTTTGAATTGGATGGTAATTATTGCATGTCATTTCTCCACAACTGCGGTAATAAGTTTATCTTGTTCTATGGCTACCACATGACAGAGGAGCAATACCTTTTACAAATTCAGTCATGGGGGAGCAATTACAAGATTGTTGAACCAGGTGAATGCGTATTATTAGCTGACAAACTTTATTTCATCTGATATGTTTAATCGTGACATCAATCGGGCAGTGAAGGAGGCTTTCTTCAATGGCCTGTTCTGGGTGCTTTACTGCATCCTTGTGACTTTACTTCTAATCAAGTTTTTTGCTTATCTCAATGGATAGAGACATCACTATCTGTCTGACCTCTTGTGGTAGGTTTGACCTGCTTGAGAAGACCATCAGCAGCTTGGTAAGCTATTGGGATGGCATACCTCCGGCAGCTTTTTTAATCCATGAGGATAGCGGAAGCATACCTACCCAATTAGCCATTGAACTCAATAGCTTTCTGAAAAGGCATTGGAAGATTGAGGCACAATGGTCGGTCAGTAATAACAAGGGTCAGGTGCATGCCATAGATACACTCTATTGCCAAGTTCAGACTCCTTACATCTTTCACTGTGAAGATGACTGGGAGTTCTACCAGAGCGGATTCATTGCTGATTCTCGCTCAGTGCTTGAGCATGACAGCAGCATCTACACTGTGTGGCTCAGACATCCATCTGACCGCAATGGTCATCCAGTGCTTTCTGGAGTCAGGAGTACAAAGTCCAATGTCAGGTTTCAAGAGATGGCTGTGAACTATCGCAAGGCATGGCATGGAATGACATGGAATCCTGGTTTAAGAAGACTCAAGGACTATATGATGGCAGGCCACTTTGCAGACTTCTGCAATTGGAACTGGAAGGATCATGGCTATGCTGAGATGCAATTCAATAATCACTACCGCAAACTGGGCTTTCACTCTGCCACATTGTGCAGAGGCTTTGTTAAGCATATTGGCTATCACAACTCACTCAAATTACTTCAAAATAAATGAAAGCAACATTGACTTTTAACATGAGCGACTTGGATGATGAAATGGATCATCGCAGGTGCATGAAGAGCCTTGACATGGCGCTGTTCATCTTTGACTTTAGCAATAAAATGCGGAGACTTGTAGACACTTCAGAAGATGGCAAGTACATTGATGAGGAACATCTGTGGAATGCCTGGAATGAATCTCTGGAAGCCTATGACATTAAAATTGACAGGCTAATAGTATGACACAGATAGAGCAACTTCAGGTCATCATCCATAAGGAGATTAAGCAGAAGCAGTGGATGCTTGATAACAAGAATGACACTAAGTGCAGCAATGCCTATTTCAGTGGATGCCTGGCATCACTTAGATACATTAAATATGTACTTGAAAAAATGATTAACGAAAAAGAACAATGAAAGAGCAACTGATTAAATTACTAAAGGAAAATATTGACTTCTTCTATAATAAGGAGGAGGATAGGTTTATAATTAACTTCGATGATCTGGCAGACCAAATCATTGACTATGTTACTGATGATGGCCTTACTGAGATTATCACTCCCATAAATCTCAAGGGAATCCGGTCAAAAGGCGAGCAATCGTTCATTGATGGCTGCGACTTGGATGACATCAAGGAAAGCTATGGCGAGCAGAACTATGAGAAAGAAATCTATGTTGATGGCTATTGGCAGGGATACCTTGAGGCATACTGGGACACAACTGGCTTAGACTTACCATTATGAACCAGCAATCACCAATCGAAGAACTTATTGACTTCATCATTGACAATAAAGATGACATTGATGTCAATGATGTACTTGTCAAGGCTGAACTCATTAACATGAGAAGTAAGCCAAGGCATGCAGGCTGGTACTTCAATGGTAGACTTTACCGTGACCTTGATGAGCTAAGAGGCAGAACAATGTCAGAAACTAATCATCCGAAACCAATATTTTATTATTTATGAGCGAACTATCAGCACTTCAATTTCTGATTGATAACATCACGATTGAGCCAATGCGTAATTGGAATGAAATTATCACTAAGGCCATTGAGTTAGAGAAGCAGCAACATGGCAAGACATGGGATTCAGCCATTGAAGCCTATGAAGCCAGAGGTCATGTAAAGGAAAGGGCCATCTGTGATTTTGACGAATACTTTGATTCACATTATGGGTGACATTCTTAGTGCATACTTAAACAGCTTGCCAGAGGAGAAGCCATTGCAGGCAGTAGATCATCCAGCTCACTATGGTGGAGCAGACAATACCTATGAGGCAATCAAAGTGATAGATGCTTGGGAGCTTGGCTTTAACCTTGGCAATGTGGTCAAGTACATCAGCAGGGCAGGCAAGAAGGGCAGTAAGCTGGAGGACTTAAAGAAGGCACAGTGGTACTTAAATAGAGAGATAGATAAGCAATGAAAAAGTACCTAATCATCTGTGGCTGCTCTTGTGTTCTTGAAATTGCAAGCACGCTCTACATTACCACCATTAGCGACAAGTCACCTCTTATGATGCTGATGGCATTTCTTGGCCCTTTGCTCAATCTCCCTTTTGGTGGTTACATGGTTGAGACTAAGACATGGGAAGAGCGCATTAAGTTGGCTCTTGCCCTTGGCTTTGGCTACCTATGGGGAGCAGCAATTGTCTATTTTGCAACAATAATATAAATCGAAAACCCCTCCGGGTGAGCATTGTGAAGAGGCTTGAGGGGTCTTATTACGACAAAGATACAAAACGGTATTATACCAAATGGTACTAATTGCTGATAACGGTTTGCACATTGGCGTTGTTGCCTCACAAATGTTTAATTGAAACACTAAATTTAAAATTATGCAAAAAGTTGAATTGGAAAACATAAGCAATAACGCCAATGTGCTGTTATGTGCCGTTATGGATAGAAACGAGATTACAAATAAACTAAAACAAGTCAATGGATGCTCGTTTAATTATATTTTGGGCTTAGAAAACGAGATAGTTTATATAGGATATAGTAGCAGCCTTTGTATGAGATTACACCAGCATAAATACGATAAAGACTTTGATAGGATTATTGTTATTGAAATGACGGATAAAAAGGCTGCGAGATTAATGGAAAGAACTTTAATTAAGCAATATAAACCAAAATATAATTATCAGTATTTACGCTAATGGCACATAACGGTTCAGTGGTTTATGCAGTTTTAATTAAATAATATGCACAACGGTTTAACAACAGACGAAATAAATAGCATAGGTAACTTTATTGAAGCAATGGAAAAATTGCATAAACCACTTGTTATCGGCTGCCCTTCTTTCAAAATGATTAACAATTTAAACAACAATAAAATGAATACAGAAAAACAGCAACAGGATTTAATTGCTTCAATTAAGAACGAGTTATCAAAGGAAATTGATTTTTCAAAACCTTGTTCTTATTTTCACTCCGTATGGTTTCAACCTTCTTCTGGTAGATTTATTTATGCAGACCAATATACAAGATATGAAGTTGTTGAGCCATTGATTGAAAACAAAACACTTATTTTTAAGGGAGTAGAAAATCATCAAGGAGAACAAATGCTTAGGTATGTTTTGTATCAGGGTTGCCGATAACTATCCCATTGCCGCAATATTGCGTGATATATTGTCAAGTTATGTCTTGACAAAATTTGTCAAAAAGTAAAGTTATGACATTACATTTTTGTACGGCAATTATCCGTACTTGCCGTAGATTACAACGAGGTGTTAAGGCCTCACAAATCCCTGCTGAATCAGGCC